TGCTACTTGGTCAAAACCATTAGATAAAGAATTACAAAAGCAGTGTAAAGAAGCAGCTGCAGCAAATATCGCATTAATGGAACAGAGTGTAGCAAATAAAAGACTAGACTTTGAAATCGCAAGATTAAAGAACTGTGGTGAACTAATGATGGCTGGAATTATATTTAAACCTGGTACAGAATATGCAAAGGTATGTGCAGATGTGATGTTAATAAATCCTGCAGGTGTAGTTGCAAATCATACACACGAAATACCAGTAAAACCACCCATCAGTAAGGATGCAAGTGTTTTAAAAGAAATATCAATCGGTAATACTAAAAAGTAATTATTTTTTCTTCAAAGGTGGTAATCCTTTCTTTTCACGATATTTGTTTGCTCTAATTTCTGCACGAGTAGGTGGTGTTACTTTCTTACCTAATTTTTTCTGTATCGTATCCCATAATTTTTTAAGTATCGGTTTAACTACTCTTAATATTAATGGTGTCGCAGCTGCACCTGCTGTTGCAATCACTGCGACTGCAAGAGTTGTTGTTGCCTGATTTGTAGACGGAAGAAATTTTTCAATTGGAGAAGTATCCTCATATAAGGTTACACAGGTTTTACCATCAGCACTCAGTTCATGACCGACTACTCTTTCATCACCTGACTGCGTGATATCACCAACTCTTAACTGACCTGGACCAGGACAAGCAATTTCTTCTTTACCACCAATATCACCTGTATCAGGAAGTTCTGGTGGATCAATTTCTGGTGGTGGTGCAACTTCTGGTGGTGGAGTTTCTCTTTGTATGATTAATTGTTCTGGTGTATATTCCATCGCATCATATGTTGGATATTCACCATGTGGACATAAAGTTGTAGATCCCTTTTCATCTTGATTTACAAGATCTTTATCAAAAGGTAAACCCGAAACCTTATCCTGATTGTCCTTGTGCATCTTAACACAACCAGGTATTTCCACAATCGGAAATCCAATCTGTGTAGTTACTGATGGGTGATTACTTGGAACAAAAGGCACACCATTTAACCATACCTCATTTGTACCAAACTTCGGTATTACAATATTTGGAACATTGATTTCATTTATTTCCGACATTTACATTACCTGTCACTGGTGGCATAGTAAGTTGTATTGATTGATAAACTTGTTTTTCTATGACACCTTTGATGTACTCTCTGTTCTCATCAATACGTGCCTGTCTTGTCATATTAGCATAGACAGTCATACTAATGAGGAACACAACACCTGTGAACGATGCTGCTGACATAATATTAAAGATGTTCTTCATTCTTCTTCTTTCTTAGAATTAGATTTGATGCCTTTTTCGGCAGCATATAATGCGAATGACTTAGTTGCTAAACCTTGCATCGTTTCTTTGATTGCTTGTGTGTCTGCATCAGAGCAGATCTGCTCTTCAAAACATCCTACCACTGCACCTGCAACGATAAGAAGTTCTGCTATGACAACTGCGAATACTAAACGGAATGCCCATATACCTCCGTTAAAACCTTTGACTGCTGCTTTCATTTTAACCCTCTAATAGTGTGCCAAAAGACCTACGTATCTCACGTAGTTCTTCAAAGTCTTTTTGTTTTGTGCCACCATCATATGCCCATGCATATCCTTCATCAATCATTTTTTCGTTGAGCGATAAAGCATCATCGCCAATGTATAACCAACCAAGCAACCTACCATACTTACCCACGCCACCTTTGAGTTCAGTTCTAATAGTGAGTTCATCATCTCCATCAATTGCTCCTTCTAATTTTTCTTTCAACCAGTTAGTGGCATCTATTCCCAGTGCCTTCTCTTCCAGATCTCTTGTTCTTTTCTCTGGCGTATCAACTCCTGCAACTCTAACTCTTTCTTTCTTGTATAGATCAAACCCAAGATCAATGGTGACATCAATAGTATCCCCGTCAAGAACACGATTAATCTCCGTCACTCGGAAGTTGTAGCAGCTCTTTCTGCTCGGTGGAACCATTGCTCCCATTGTTAAACTCCATAAGTGCTTTATTTATAACATCAGTAGGATCGGTCATTTTCTTCTCTCTTTCACCTGCCTTAATATATTCGATTGCATCATAAACATAATTCCACTGACTCTCTTCTATCTCTAATTCAAATGCGTGTGCAGGATCATCCGTTATTGGTGCAGTGCCACACATTGTTAGAAAAAATATTGGAATTATTGCTAACTTATTCATCCTTTTTTAAAACAACCACTGGTGCAATCACCCTATGAAACTCACGAAAGTATTCCATTCTATCTTTTGCATACTCACGGGGTTTCTCTTTTTTAGCCATTTGGAAAGAAATGATCGTATCTCAGTATATAGTATATCACAATTGACACAGAAATCAATAGTAATAAAATCATAATGTTTACACTATGAACTACTTCCATTATGCAATCATCAACATTGCTTTCCTTAACTCTCTTGAATGATCTAATTCATCCTGTGCTATTTCTGCTATCTTTTTATCTTCTGGATGCCATGCACTATATTTAACATATGTTTCATACGCATGCTTTTCAATCTTCATATTGATATCATAAGCGTTAATAGGATTGATAAGATAGTAAGCAACCATGATCCAATAATAAAGAAGAACAAGATGCTTGGCAAAGAACCTGTCGATCCAATACTTATTGCCTTCCCTAAGTTCCATTTCTTCCAGATGTTCTGTTTCATTGAGTGCCTGATAGAAGTGTTCTTTCATTAAGTAGATATGGTCTTCACCTCGTAATCCTAGTGACTCTCGGAAATGTAATACACTAATGAATGAGAAGTATGGTGCTCTTGCAATAACTTCTAATACCCAAAATCTTTGAAAGTCTCTACCTCTGTAGAGAAAGTCTAAGATATAGATTGTGGTGTCTAACACCCATGTATTAAATTTTTTCATAACTTTATGTCTCTATAAGTATTTATACTTACTAATCTCTTTGTCTCCAATCATCTGGTTTATCATTCTTAAACCAATCTGCTATGTCATCAGCACCATTAAAACCTTTCTTATAGTTTTTTGGATTTGAATCACCTATGTCTAAGTATTTGAGACAAGATCCATCCTCATCCGTTGATAATCTTCTTGCTTGACTCAACATACCTCTTGCAGAAGTATTGACTTTTGATAATTTTTCTGCCCATATCATATCTTCTAAAGTTACTTCTGTCCCTGCTGCAATATCTTTACAAATTGCTTGCAGTCTTAAACGGTATTGTGTTGATAGCATAAAAATGTTGTAATTACTTTTATTTAATCACAAATTTTTTAGGGTTTCAAGTAATGTCATGTTACCATGATAATATCCTATTATATCAATGATAAGTATACCTAATAACATAATACCTAGTGCAATCAACTGAGGGTAAGTTTTCTTTTCTGTATGAGGAGGTAGAATCTCTTTGAATCTATTCATCCTCTCTTTTAATTGATTCCAAACAAAAAGGATGCTCGTGTAGATACGGAACATCCTCTCTTGCGTTTCTTACGGCTTCAAATGCGTCATTCGCATATTCACCTATTTCGTGATGATTATTTTGTTGGTCATGCCAACTAAGTGTGTAATGGGACATGATAGTTTCAACTCCAGTACATTATTATTTATTATAATGCACTAAGTAAAAATACGCAATATTATGTCGGTTTACACACTAACAATCTTTGTTTAGATCTTCTGCCATTTGTACCACCAATCTCAGCACCTTGATTACCTGAGAACATAGTCACCCAACCAGCAGCAACCCAACCAATAAAGGGAATATTAGACAAAGTAGGAGCAGCACTAGCACCAATACTTGAACCGACGAGTCTTCCTGTTCCTTCTGCACTTCCGATTGCTTTGATACAAGCTTCGGATTTTCCGTCTGTGATTGTTGTTGATGAATTATTGGGTCTTGTGTGAATTGAACCGTCCATCGTGTATTGTTCAGTGACCGTAACTTTGTTATTAGCCAATCCCAGAAACCCACCTTTTGTATTACTATCCCTTTCCACATGCATCACCAAAGGATCGTTTGCACGATATTCTATCTTATATCCTTCTTTTCCGACTTCTGCTTTGTATGCTGTATATGGTCCTACTGGCACATTGATACTTGGCAATTTACTCTCACGATTCATAAGAGTTCCAATCATGCCAATATGAGAGATGCCAAGAATCCCTCCAAGTCCAAGAGCAAATACTCTAGACCACTTCACCTCTTTCTTTTCCATCATGCTTTTTTGTTAGGAGTAGGAGCAAGTACCATAGGTGCTTGTTCGATACGAATGGTTTGTGCAGGTGCAGTGTTTGCTGCTTTTTCAATTAGTTTTTCCATATCTGCTTTTGATATAGGTGGTGCTTGTTTTGCAGCTGCACCCTTATCTTTGTTCTTTGCAGTTTGGATTCCAAAACTAGCTAGGACTCCTGTGAAGACACTCGCTATGAAAGTTGGATCAATGTTTTTCTGAGGGAAGTTAGGAATTGAAACATAATTCAATGTCAATATTCCACCACTCCAGATTAAGATACCCAAGCGCACAAAAGTGGAGAAGATTTCCATCTGCTCCTCTTTGTCCTCTGTGAGTTCTTTTAACTTACCGAGTGGTCCTACCTTTTTAGGTTCTTCCTTTTTTACTTCTTCAGCCATAAAAATTAAGACGACTATTTATATATAGCAATCTTAACTTTATATTAACTAAAAAGGTGATAAAGGTCCTGTTGCAGGTAGATCTGGTGTAGGTGCATCAGGAGCTGCCATAGGATTACCACCAAGATCTGGTATGTCTAATGCTCCACCAAGTGCTCCAGTGCCGAGATTTGAAAGTCCACCAGGTAGAACTGATTCCATTACTTTACTTTTGATGTTGTCGATAATCGCATCCTTACGTATGAATACGTAACCAGCAGCACCAACAACGGTGAGAGAGACAACACCACTTGCGATAGCAATTCCATTTACAATTTTTTGTAACATGACTATTTAATCAATAAACTATATGTCATACTCGCCCCCTTCCCCAATATAGGCAAGAGAGATAATTTCTTCGTCTAGATCTTTGTTATTTGCATTAATCCACTCATCAAATTCTTGACGAAGTGCATCACCGTTCACAACCTCCTCAAAATCACCACGAGAACAAAGTTCACACACTCGGTCAAGCGACCAATAATATGTTTCATTCACTGTCTGTTTCAAAGTTGCCATAATCTTTACGCATATAACGTCCGAGTATGTTGCTATTATAATACATTGGCGTCCCATCGTCAAGTGCTTCTGTCAGCACATTGTGAAGAAACAGTTGTTTTGTCTCTTCGTAGTTTACTTTTCCGAGGGTTGTGTGGAGGGAGAGGATTTCTCTTCTGAAAGAACCTCTACCAAGGCTTCTAATATCTTGTTTAAGGTCGTCAGAGCTTCCGTAATATCGCTTCCAGTCTGACTCGCTTGTGACTCTTCTCTTTCCTCCTCTGGGTTTCCTCTTCTGGTAGAAATACTTCCTTCCGATGTAGGACTTCTGAGTGGTGGTATTGGTGATGCGATAGACGAACCCATAATAGTCCCCGATATCATCAGAGGTAAAAGGAGCACCTTCGTAAATCCAAGGGTTTTCATAATCAACTTCCATCCTATAAAGATCATTTCTTTATATAGACGACTACTCTAACCATACAATCTTTTTATTCTCTAATTTAATATTAAATGAAGCAGATATACGATCTTCATTAGATAAATTTTTCTTTACTTCATGTTGTAAATGAGAAGGAAAAATTAACATTCTTCCTTCTATTGGAGGAAACCAATAATTATGATGATAATTATTAGTGTCTTTAAATTCTTGTGTATATGATTCTATTTCTTGAAATGTTTCAAAACAGGATGGCGAATAAAATAAAATATTACCACATTGATTAGGACATTTAATCCATAAAACACCAGATAAATCACAACCTGGATGACTATGTTGTACATTTAAAGAACCAGGACTATTAATATTAACCCAAGCTTTTACATATAGGTTTATATCTTTTTTTAATGAAGGTAATGATGTTATACAATCCATTAAAAGACTATGTAATTTATCATCTCCATCATTAAGATGAAAAGTCCTAGATTGCCATCCACCAACATTAGACCTGTTAGGAGTATCTACATCTTTACTTTTTAAAGTATAAGCATAATCTATTAAATCTTTTTGATAAAGTTTAAAATTTTTGATATCAAAAACATGTATTGGTACAGGAAATATATTTCCTGTGTTATAACTTAAATCCACTAAAGGTATCCTTTTTCACATCCTGTTTAATACCACCGACAATGTAGGACTCTACCTCTGTCTCCTGTGGTGCCACTTGTAATCCCTTTGAGGATATCCAATGCTCTGTCCAAGGCAATGGATTGTTTCTTGCAGGTACATCATAGATTGGTTTAAATCCAATCGCACGTATTCTACGATTTGCTACCCACTCAACATACTGCTGTAATAGTTTGTCATTTAGACCAATCATAGTTCCATCTTTGAAAAGATATTCTGCCCATCTTTTCTCTTCATCTACTGTATTTTTAAATGCTTGAATTAACCATTGTTCTTCTTCTTTCACAATGTCAATCATCTCAGGATCATCACCCTTTCTCCAATTATTTAAAATGTTTTGAGTAATCGCCAAATGTTGGTTTTCGTCCCGTGCGATGAGGGATATAATTTTTGCACTTCCCTCCATGAGCTTAAGTTCACCAAAAGCAAAGGAACAAGCAAAACTAACATAAAAACGAATACCTTCCAGAATGTTAACATTTGCAACCGCCCTATAAAGTTTTCTTTTTAATTCTTTTCTTTCAAATGTTGAATTATATCCTTCCTTCCAATCTTCTCTCCAATGGTTACTTTGATCCCATTGATGTGCTTCATTTACAAAAGCATCATAAGCACCAGTAACATTAGATGCACGTTCTAAGATTCTTTCATCTTCAAGTATCGTATCAAATACTTCACTTGGATTTGAATATACATTCTTCATGATGTATGTGTATGAACGTGAATGAATCATTTCCATCATCTGCCATACATTCATACATGCTTCTAACTCAGGTAGAGAACAATATGGTGCAAATGCCATGCCAGGTGCACGACCTTGTACAGAA